CCAAAACGTAGCCGGTGTTGCCACGTTGGTGAGCACCATTAACAGTACAACCTACACCCACCAAGCCCATCAGGTGCTGCGTCAGAAGTTCCTTGAAACCAACCGTTACGCCATTCGGAACTGGATTCAGGAACTTTCCACGCTCGCAAGTAAATTCCAAATCTACTACAGCGGCGGGGCGACTCGAAACGCGGATGGCAGCTATACCATTCCCGCTGGCGGTAGCGTAACTTGGGACTTATCTTCGCACACCGCTAGCCGTGCACCGTACGGTCCGTGGGCGCAGCCCAACGGTGGTGGCGTCTTGGTGCCAGGGCCAGGCTCAAGCCGGTACTTTGCCGTTTACCAGCCCGACTCCACCACGGCGGGGCTGACATTAAAGGTTCAGGGTTTTGCACCCAGTGCCAACCTGGCTACTTGGACGCAAACCGCGCCGGGTCTGTGGCAAGGCGAGTGGGTCGTCGGAAGCCAGACCAACATTTTGGCCGCACTGGTCGTATCAAACACCGGTAGTAGCAGCATTACCGTACTGCAACCTTTTGCCGGAACGGTTCCGTTCGGTCTGTTGCAGTCGTTCAACCTGCCCGAGCCGCCCAAACAGTTGCCTGTGCGAGACTGGAAGTGGTCGTTTCCGAGTTCTCCCGCTGGCGACCGCAACTGGCGCGAACGCCAGGTCACCTATGCGGTTGATAGTGTCAGCGGTTCAAACGCCAACAACGGCACGAACGTCAACACACCCAAGCAGACCATCACCGGCCTGCCGACCTTTGCATCCGACAACGTAACGCTGGGTCTTTGGCGCGGCTCGGTTTTCCGCGAGAAGGGAAAAACCGGCGGGGCAAATGATTCTGGCGGATCGGGCGGAAACCGAAAGGGGGTCCTCGTTCGTGACATTCGACAGTCTCGAGCCGGGACTGCGCTGCCGATCATCAGTGCGCTGGACCCCGCACCCAACGGCAGTTTTGTGAACAATGGTGACGGCACTTACAGCTACACCTGGACGGGAGCCGAAACACTGCTCGATGACGGTTACTCAAACGTCTACATCGTTGAAATCAACACTGCAACCACTGGACGCTCGCCGATCAGCGCGGCCAAGCGTATGCGCAAATTGGCAAGCGCCCCTGCTGTTGCCGCTGCCGCTGGGACTTCCTTTATCCAAAGTCTGGGCAGCAACCAGTGGAAGGCCACAATCCGCCCTTCGGACAGCCTTGCACCGGGCTCTGGAACCTACCGCTACGAGGTGGTGAGCCGACTTCAGCCATCCGATTGGTTTGGTTACAGTCGAGACGGCCAGATAGAAGGTTTGCATCTGGTTGGCTCGAACTCTGGTTATGGCTCCATTGGTGGCACGAACTACTTCGACGCCGACCGCATTGTTGTTCAGCACGCCACCACGCACGGGGCTGTGGTCGGAGGCGGAAAGCTATCGCGTTCCCTCATCTATGGCGCAAGCGACAGTCCAAGCGGCAATATTGGCTGGACCTGGTACGCCACCAACACCCCGGGCTTTGTCTCGCACATTGACTGGTGTTACTTCAAGGACTCGCGTCAGTCGGCAATTTACGGACACAACTCAGGGGGTGCCAACGCTGCGGAAGCCATTGTCGAAAACTGCGTCCTTGATGCCGGTCTGACAGATAGTGATCCATGCACTGGTAACGCAGCGGGGCACAACTCGGTGGACTACTACACCTTCCGAGGCAACTATGTGCTTGGGGGGTACAACATCGGATGCCAGGGGGCACCGACCTACGATTTGGTCATTGAAAACAACATTTTTCGTGATGTGGCGCGAGGCATCGCCAGCGCTTATTACGGGGCCAGCAATCGTTACTTCATCCGTAATAATGTTTTCCGTTTTCGTTCGTGGAGCGATCCAAGCAGCGTAAATAATCGCGGTGCAAGTTTTTTCGATGGGGGAAACACCAATGTTAGAGACAAACTGTTTGTCGAAAACAACCTGGTTCATTTGCGCAGCACGGCGGCCACTCTCACCAACGACAACAACGTCAGTTTTGTGACAACTCCTTACGGATACTTCCGCCGAAACATCATTATCTTGGAGCAGTTTGACACATCGTCCGGTTCTTTGACCTACGTTAACGGAGATGACACGGACCTTACCGCCTATGTGTCCGACTACAACCTTGTAGTCTGCAATCGGCCGCTAGGCGATATGCGTTTCAGCACCCGGCGCTCTGGTGGCGGTGCCTTTAGCAAAGGATGGGACGAGTACAGGGCAGTTGTCGGGCAGGACGCGAACACGCTCTGGATCGACGTTTCAGCCGACCCTCGCGGGGTAAAGGCCGTGTTTGTGGACCCTGCCAACGGTGACTACCGATTTGCCAACACCGACTTGGGTCGCCGCGCTGCCGATTACTGTGTGGCAAACGGCGTTGGGCCAACAACAGTCATTTCAAAATGGCCTGAAATCCCGAGCGTGGATGACGCTTACAGAATGATCAGGGACTTGTAATCATGACACTCAATGACCTAACCGTTCTCAACGCCGAGATCAACGCCGGACCTTACCGTTTTGCGATTGATTTCTACGGCGTAGCTCGTGGAGAGGCCGATGCACAGGCCGACGCCATCGCTGATCCATCTGATTTTGCGTTGGTAAAACGCACTGCGTTGCTGGCTGCGGGTCTGTCAAAAGCGGATCTGCACTTGCAGACTTGTCAGACCAAGGAGGGAGCTTTTCACGCGGTGCTGCTTGTTACGATTGGCGGCGCTGAATATGTACTGGATCACTTGGTTGATGATGCGCTGAAAAAAAGCGACGTGGATCATCTGTGGCACATCTGATCTGAAGCCCGCCCCGTGCGGGCTTTTCTTTGCCCGGTGTCCGTGTCCCAGGCCTTGCCCACTACCATGCGGCAACGCTTAACCACCGCCTGCCATGACACCTGAAGAACGCACCCAATTCATCGCTGACGTGGCCGCCGCCATCAAGGCCTCGGAGCCTGCACCGGTGCTCACCGACGAAGAGCAGCAGTGGGTCCGCCTGGCCATCCAGAAGGAGGCGCAGTCAATCAAGCTGCGCCAGGCCGTGATCGAGAAAACCCTTGCGGGCCTGGTCTGGTCGGGGGTGATCGGCCTGGGCTACGTGTTCCTCGACTTCTTCAAAAACCACGGCTTCAAATGAACACAGACCAGTACATCGACGAGCTGATCGAACGGGAAGGGGGCTTTGTTGACCACCCCGACGACCGCGGCGGCGTTACCAACTGGGGCATCACCGAGCGGGTGGCGCGCGCCTTCGGCTACCACGGCCGCATGCAGGACATGCCGCGCAGTGTTGCCAAGCAGATCTACCTCGAGCGCTACTGGACCCAGCCAGGGTTTGACCGGGTCAACGAGTTCGCACCCTCGATCGCCGAGGAGCTCTTGGACACCGGCGTCAACATGGGCCAGGGCGTGGCCGTGCGCTTCCTGCAGCGCGCGTTGAACGTGCTCAACCAGCAGGGCAAGACCTACCCCGACGTCCCGGTCGACGGGCAGCTGGGGCGCATGACGATCGCAGCACTGCGCGCCTACCTGGGCAGCCGTGGCAAGGACGGCCCGATCGTGCTGTGGAAGATGCTGAACGCGCAGCAGTCGGTGCGCTACATCGAACTGGCCGAGGCGAACCCGAGCCAGGAGTCGTTCCAGTTTGGGTGGCAAGCCCACCGCGTAGGAGTCTGACATGGCACTTGACCCCGTGACCGCAGCGCTCGACGTGGGCGGCAAACTCATTGATCGGTTGTGGCCAGACCCGGCGCAGCGCGACCAGGCACGACTTGCGATGCTCGAGATGGCGCAGAAGGGTGAGCTGGCCGAGTTCGGTGCGCGCGCCGACATCGTCAAGACCGAAGCGGCGAGCGAGAACTGGCTGACGGCGAGCTGGCGTCCGATCCTGATGCTGACCTTTGGCGCACTGATTGTGGCGCGCTGGTTTGGTTGGGCCGCGCCCGGCTTGAGCCAGGAGGAGTATCTGAAGCTCTGGTCGATCGTTGAGCTGGGCCTGGGCGGTTACGTCATCGGGCGCAGCGTCGAGAAAACAATGCCTGCGGTCGCGGCCGCGTTGAAAGGGAGTAAATGACGACACTTGTACCTGGAGCCATGCTTGCCGCTGGTGCCGCCGTTGCCAACCTGGGCTTCACGCCCCCTAACCCCGCCAACCCCGCGTCCCTGGCGGCCGCCTACACCCCGGCCAGCGCCGTGACCTTCAGCGCCACCGCGATGACCTTGAACTGCGATGCGTCGAACGTCTTCACCACGACGCTGACGGCCAACGTGACCACGGCCCCGACACTCTCCAGCGCCAACGACGGCCAGACCCTTAACTGGTTCCTGACCCAGGACGCCACGGGCAGCCGCACCATGACCTGGCCGAGCTCGTTCAAGTGGCCAGGCGGCACGGCGGGCGTGCTCTCAACCGCGGCCAACGCGGCGGACCTGCTGGTCGCCACCTACCGCTCGGCGACCGGGTTCTGGTACGTGAGCCTGACGAAAGACTTCAAGTGAGCTTCGCCGCGCGCCCACATCAAACGGCGGTGCAGTCGGGCCTGGTCAACCCGTTCACGCTGCCCGCCGTGTTTCCCCAGGGCAACGCGCCGACCGTCACCAGCACCGTCACGGTGAACGCCGACGGCACGATCAGCAACGACGGCACCGTGATCGGCAACTGGTACAGCCCGACCACCACGGCCATTGGCGCAGACTACCGCGTGCGCTTCACGGCGGTGGGGGACACCTTCACCGGCCTGACGGCCAACACGTTCTACGCGCTCTCCAGCGCCCGCACCGTCACCTACAGCGCGCCGCCCAACTACTCGGGCTCAAGCGTGCTCACGATCCAGATTGCCACGAGCGGCAGCGACACGATTGTGGCGAGCGGCACGTTGAACCTGACCATCACCAACTTCGCCGAGTGATCAGCCGGTCGCTCGGCTGTCATTGGCCGCCGGGGCCAGGCGGTCGAGCGCGTTCTCAGCAATGGCGAGCCGAACCTTGAGCGCCTCGAGCTCCCGGCGCTGGGCCGTCAACTGCTGGCGCAGGATGATCAAAGACAGCACATCCCCAGGCCGGTAGCGGTCACCCCCTGGGGAGAGCAGCTCGCCGTCGTGGAAGCGCCAGTCGGTCCACTGGCCACACGTCCCGGGCAGGTCCCCCAGCAGCAGGCGGATGACCTGGTGCTGGTGCCCCGGGATCTGCACCCGGCCCGAGAGCCAGCGGCGCAGCGTGGTGCGGTGGACGTTCAGTTCAAACAGCACGCGCCGCTCACCGATTCGTTCGATGAGCTGGCGCAGGTGGCGGCCTGGCAGGGCGTTGATCTCAAGCATGCGCTACAGTTTCCTTTAGCAGACGCTATACCGTCAACCCCCGTTTCGGGACGCATAATGTATATTGTGACCTTACAAATTTGTAAAGCCACCAGAGCACTAGGGGGACATCGCGCTCTGAAGCGTTCTAGCAGGTGCTAGAACTGTGTGCAGGATGCACAACCCCGCTCAGAATTTCAAGCCATTGGCCGTCAGCGCCCAGCACCAGGGGAGGGTGCTCGGGGTGCGTGACGATCACCTGGTTGTCATCGCGCAGCGCCAGGCGTGTGCGGTCGTCGTAGCCTGCGGGCAGCTCGGCCAGGAACTTCATTTCATCGGCCACGGCGTGCCTCCTTTTCCCACTGCTCGCGGTGCTCGGCATCGCACCAGCGGCTCTGGTCGTCGAGGATCTCGTCGCAGTACAGGCAGCGGCCCGTGGCCACCGGCCCCTCGGCCTTGCGCAGGCGCATGGAGTTTTGGGTGGCGAGGAAGTCGCGCTCCTGGGCCAAGTCGATGTCATCCATGGCGCTTCTCCATCTCGATCAGCAGGTCGACCTCGTGCTTGATTTTCTCGAGGTCCTGGAAACGGTGCTCGGCGGGCTTGTCGCGCCAGCGGGTGATGCGCTTGACGATGCAGCCCTCGAGGAAGTTCAGCTTGTTCGCGGAGATGTACTCCACCGGCTGGATCGCCTTGTCCTTGTAGTGGCCGCCAGCCACCTGGACGTCAAGCGGGTTGACTGGGGTGGCCGGGTTTGGCACATCGACGCGCCTGGCGGCCGCCCCGGGCTGGGGCGTCCAGTTGTCGATCAGGTTTGCCTCGTTGAAGCGCAAACAATCCTTGCACGGGGCGTCGCGCGTGGAGGTGGGCATGTGCAGGCAGGTGCTGCAAAGTTTCTTAATCATCGTTGGCCTTTCATATATTCCATCAGCGTGTCTTGCACGCTGCGTTTGGTTTTGCGTCGAATCATTTCAACCTCGTCGATCGTGCCCTTGGCCACCAGGTAGTGCAGGAACACCGGGCGATCCTTGCCCGCTTGAAATTGTCGCATCGGTCCCACCCGTTCAAGGATCTGGTCGTGGTACTCGAGGTTGGGGTCCTGGGCAAAGAACACCACGGTGTTGCAGTGCTCCTGCAGGCCGTCCACCCCGTGGCCCATGCTGGCCGGGTGGCCCAGCCACAGCTTGCCCTTGCCTGCCTGGGCGGCTGCAAGGTCGCGCTCGTTGGCCAGGTTCAGGGCGTCTGGGAAGCGCTCACGGATGCGCGTGAACTCGTGGGTGTAGTGGTAGGACACAAGCAGCGGGTCGTCGCCTGTGGCCTCCACCAGCTCCTGCAAGGCGTCTAGCTTCTCGTCGTGGACCTTGACCCAGGTGACACCGTCCTCGAGGAACACCGCACCGGCGGCCATCTGCAAACATTTGCCGTACTTGGCCGCGGCGCTGAAGGCCTCGACCTCGGTTATGCCGACCATGGTGAAGAGCTCGCGCTCCATCTCGCGGTACTTGATCTTGGCGCTCGGCGGCAGGTTGACCTCGACCACGTTGACGATCGGGTCCTTGAGGTCGAACCAGTCCTTGGGGTCCAGCGTCAGGCAGATGTCGGCCAGGCGTGCATGGATCTCGTCGGCGGCGTGCTCGGCGGCGCGCCACTGGTAGAACTGTTTCGACTTGTCGTTCGGCGCGCCGTTCTGCACAGGCCGGAACCAGCGCTCCCTGAAGCTCGAGAACGTGCGGCCCAGGCGCTGGCCTGCGTCTTGAAACCAGGTCTGGCCCCACAGGTCCTCGAGGCCGTTGCTGGCGGGCGTGCCGGTCAGGTTGACCCAGCGCTGCACGTCCTTGTGCGCGATCCCGGCCAGGGCCTGGGCGCGCTGGCCGCCCTGGCGCAACCTGAAGCCCTTCAGCTTGGTGCTCTCGTCGGCCACCACCGTGCGAAAGGGCCAGGCGCGGCGCTGCTCCTTGAGGTGCTGGCGCAGCCAGACGATGTTCTCGTAGTTGGTGGTAAAGACCTGGGCGTCTCGGCGCAGGGCAGCGGCGCGCTGCTTGGCGTCGCCAACGATTGGCACCACCTCAAGCCCGGCCAGGTGCTCCCACTTGCTGGCCTCGTTGGCCCAGGTGTCGCGCGCCACGCGCAGCGGGGCCAGCACCAGGGTCGGTGCGCTCTCGCCCCACACGCCGTGCAGGTGGTCCAAGAACGTCATCGTGATCGAGGTCTTGCCCATGCCGGGCTTGGCCCACAGGGCGCTGCGCTCGACGTTGGCCATGTGGGCCATGGCCAGCGGGGCAAAGGCGCGGGGGGTGTATTTGCGGCGCGTCATTTTGGAAGCCCCTTGGTCGGCATGCGCACGACGTTCTGGGGGTTTGCCAAGAGCTTGTGCACGCGCTGCATGGCGCGCTCGACGTCACGCACGGTGACGATCTCAAGCTGCGCGTCGTGCAGTTCCATCAGGAGGTTGAGCTTTTGGATCTCCAGGCCGGTGGGGGTGAAGCGCCCGATCGTTGCCGCGCGGTACACAACGCCGAGGATGGCCTCACGTCCGTCAACGCAGACGTCGCGGTAGTCGCCACCGAAGCCGAGCTGGTGCAAGGCCTCGGTGATGTTTGAGACCGCCGTCAGCACGTCGAGGTCTGCGCGGGTTGCACGCCCACGGACCAAGGCCTCAAGGGCGGCGTGGTTGCGGATTCTGAGCACCATGATCGCGTCCGGGTTTCCGGTCGCGGGCTGGTTTGACTCGATCACGTAGGCCACCGGGTTGACCAGCACCGGGCGGGGCCTGTACTTGCTGCGTTTTCTCATCGCGCCCCCAGTCCGGCGAACGGGTTGGCTTCGTAGGCGCGCCAAGTCTTGCCCAGCTTGATCGAGCTCACGGTGGCCTGGCTGACACCAAAGCGCGCAGCGATCGCGCGCTGGTTGCCCTCGGCCTCGCGCACTTGCTCGGCGAGCTCCAGCGTCAGCTTGCCGTTTTGGCGGGCCTTGTCGGCGATCTTTTTGTTGCGCGTCGCCTTGCTCAGGTGGCCCCGCTCTTGCTTTGTGCGCAGCTGCACCGTCTTGCGCAAGGCCCAGGCGGTGTGGGCAGGGTGCACGCACAGCGGGTTGCCGCAGGTGTAGGTGGCCAGCATTTTGTTTCGGGGGACTGGTCCCCGCTCAACCAAAATGAGTCGGCGCACGGCCGTGGTCTTTTTCTCCCAGCGCATCACGGGCGTGGCACCGCAAGACTGCAGCGCGCCGGTCCAGTTCCAGCACCCGCCATCTTCCCTGACGTGCGTGGTGATTCTCAGGATCAGTTCGCTCATGACAGCAGTTCCTCGACCTGGTCGAGGGTGCCGATCACTTCGACACGCTGGCCCATCTTGCGCATGCGCTCGTGCTCTCGGTGCTGGGCGCGCTCGCGTGCGTCTGCGGGGAAAGTCTTGATAGTGTCGGGGTTCTTGAGCTCGACCCACACGCCCAGGGCGTCATAAACCAGCACGTCGCCAGCTTCGCGCACGAACTTGGGCGGCAGCATCACAAAGCGATCAGGTGCTGAGTTGCGGCCCAGCCACTGGACCTTGCGCACCTCGCCGCCCAGGGCTTCGACGCGTTTGACGAGGTACGCCTCGATGTCGCGTTCAAGCATAAGCCACCCCCACGTAAATGAGGGCCAGGGACATACCAACAGCGACGCCGACAAAAGCCAGCATCCACTTGGCCAGGTGGCCAACGTAAGCGCGCCAGGGCGAGTTGGGCAGCGGGGCCTTGGCGTGATCTTTGCGGCCGATCTTGGCCACGCGCACGGGGCAGTCGCGGCCCTGGTTGCACCCGTAGCTCGAGCAGTATTCGTCACAGCATTTCATGCGGCACCGCCTTTCTTCGGCCAGCCGAGCTTCGCCAAGTCGGCGACCACGTTTGCCAAAGCGGGCAGGTTTTTGGTTGGTTGCTGCTCTGTCGGAAGATACTTTTCAAACTCAGGAAATGCCTTCTTGAGTTGAGCTAACGTGCGGCACCCCTTGATAGCGTTGGTCAAACTGGCTTCGGCTTTGCTGTACGCAGCGTCCGCGTCCTTGTAAGGCTGTACCAACTTTTCCAGCGTGTCTTTGGCCGCGTCTCCAACAACAACAAACCGCGTGTTGTAACGCACACCGTCGAAGGTGTATTCGCAATACTGCGATTCGAGGATGCCCGGTGTGCGCTTGAACACCTTGCGGCACTCAAGGCTCATGGCCTTGCACAGCCCCGCCTGCACGGCGGCGTGGCGTTTTGATCTGTCGGGCTTCGGGGTATCAAGGAGGATTGCACGGACTATGGCGTCTTTTTGGTAGGAAATGAGGTTCATGCCAGTGCTCCTTGCAGGCGTTGCAGCAGGCGGAACTTGCGCCAGGTTCGGGCCACGTCGGTGGCTGCGGCGCAGGTCCATTTGAACTTGGGGTTGGTGCACAGCCTGGATGGCATCGTGACCTTGGCACCGGCAGGTGCGAGTTGTTGGGCGGGGTGCATGTGTGAGTCCTTTCACTTGGGGTTGGCGATTAACTTTGGTAAGCGGCGAGCCGCTCGTGGTAATGGGCCAGGCTAAAGGCGCTGCCGTAGTGTTCGCGCTGTCCGACAACAGGACCGGCTGCGCCGTCAGTGACG